AAGCTACGTTTATGAAAAAAGGAGAAATAGATCCTTCTAATAACTGGAAAGTTTCAACTGACTGTTATAATCTTCCAATAAACAAATTAAATAATGTGGAGTTAATCAAAAATGAAACACACTAAAGAATGCAGGACTTGTAAAGAAATCAAACCTAAAACAAAAGAATATTTTTTTTGGAGAACAGATACACAAACCTTTAGGAGTGATTGCTCTGATTGTAAAAGAGAAAGAAGTAATAAAAACAACCCAAATAGAATGTATGTTAATGGTAAATATGTAGCACAAAAACACCCACTATATAAAGCAGGAAGATATAAAACATTTGAAGGCGCTGCTTTCTCATCTTTAAAAGGATATGAAAAAACTACAGAAGGGTATGTATATATAATAGCTAATCCTTCTTTTGATGGTTGGCTCAAGATTGGAATGGCTGTTGATGCAGAAGACAGATGTAATGGTTATCAAACAAGCAGTCCACATAGAGATTATAGACTTTTATATGCAAGAAGATTTAACGACAGACGAAAAGCAGAAACAAAAGTTATGCGAGAACTTAAAAAGATTGCTAAGAAAAATAACGGAGAATGGTTTAAGACAGATAGAAATACTGCTCAACAAATTATAGAAGGTCTACCAGTAACACTATGAAAAAACTAAATACATTAATAGAAGACATCTACAAAGAACTTGATGGGCTTAGTAACGGCAAAGCATTAGACATATCTGAAAAAGATGCTGAAGAATTTGGCAATGCCATGAAAGATATTCTTCTTCAATGGGCTACACCTTACGAAAGAAAGAAAGAAACATTAAGGATGTCTAATGTGGGTAAGCCTAATCGTCAACTCTGGTATGATTTTAAATCAAAAGATGAACCACTTCCTATGAAACCTTCAACACAGATTAAGTTTCTGTATGGACATATCTTAGAAGAAGTCGTATTGATGTTGGTTCGTTTGGCAGGACACAAAGTTGAAGGAGAACAAAAAGAAGTTAAGGTATCGGGTGTGCTTGGTCACATGGATTGTATCATAGACGGAGAAGTTATTGATGTTAAGTCTGCTTCTGGTTTTGCTTTCCAGAAATTTAGAAATGGAACATTACCTGAAGACGATCCTTTTGGTTACATGGCACAACTCTCTGGGTACGAAGCAAGTGAAGGTACAAACAACGGAGGCTTCTTAGCAATCAACAAAGAAACTGGAGAACTGTCGCTTCTTATTCCAGCAGAGATGGATAAACCAAACATCAAACACAGGATCGCTAAATTAAAAAGAGAATTAAAGCTTGACAATCCACCTAGCTTGTGCTATAATCCTATATCTGACGGCAAAGCAGGGAACATGAAGCTTCCTAAACAGTGTGTCTATTGCCGACATAAGTTCACATGTCATAAAGATTCAAACAACGGACAAGGTTTGCGAGTATTTAAGTATGCGAAAAACCTAGCATTTTTTACGACTGTGGTTAAACAACCAAGAGTAGAAGAGGTGACAAATGAATGGCAAAAGAGCTAAAGAAGTAAGGCGAAAAGGCAGGCAACTACTGGTCCATTGGTTGCGCAGTATTATTCCTGACGAAGAAGATGCAAAACAAATTAACATAAATAATTTAGAAGAATATTTATCAGAACAAACGCATGTTTATTTAAATAGAAAGTTTATGTTGAGTGCCTATTCTTTGAAATGGATTTACAAGAGAGTTAAAAGAAACCCACAATTAACATTAGAACGATTACAAGAAGATTTAATTAACGAACAGAAAGCGAACACAGGCGGTTATGATTTTTATGGGTAAAGATGAACAGGAAGAAGGAGAAGAAAGTGTGCTTACCTTAGACTTAAATAAAATAGAGTTAGACGAGCTTTTAATATCAATAGGTGGTGTCTTGTTCTCAGGAGCAGACATAGAAGAACTAGATGAGGTATTACTAATAAGATTAGAAGAACTAATCAAAGCAGAATTAATTATAAGAGAGAATGATATAAGACCTCCTAAAGAAGGAGAGGACACCATACACTGACATGAAAAGAAAACCAAGAAAGAAAAGACCTACTGAAAAAGGATTACCTAAAGGATACGATTCTAAATGGGAGTACGACCTTCACCAAGAAGAACTACAACATTGGGAACACCACAAAGGAATCATTGAGTATTCTATTCCACATAAATATCATCCTGATTTCATTCGTATCTTAGAAGATAAAGTAATATACTTAGAAGCAAAAGGAAGGTTTTGGGATTATGCTGAATACACTAAATACAAATGGATTAAAGAAATACTGCCAGACGATTGTGAATTAGTATTTCTATTTTCTAATCCATCAGCACCTATGCCTAATGCAAAGATGAGAAGAGACGGCACAAAAAGAAGCCACGGTGAGTGGGCATCAAAGAATGGATTCAGATGGTACAGCGCAGAGAGTTTACCTAAAGAGTGGAAAGATGCAACTGATTAGTACAAAGATGTGTAAAGAAGGTGACTTAGGTTATCACGATAATCTGTTTGGTGGTCACATGATGTCTTGGCTAGACGAAGCAGGCGCGTCAATGGCTTCTAGGATTTGTAATTCTCCTAGAGTTGTTACAGTGTTGGTCGCTAAGATGGAGTTCAGAAGACCTGTTAAATCAGGACAACTTATAGAGATTTGGGGAAAAGTAAAGAAAGTAGGTAGGTCTAGTATTACACTCAACATCGAAGCAAGAAGACACAACGTAAGAACAGACTCTCAAGAGATTGTAGTTAATACCGATATGAAGTTTGTTCGTATTGATGAATATGGAAATCCCGTACCTATTAGCGAAAGAGTTAAAAAGAAATACACAAAAAAAGAGGACAAATAAATGGAAGAACTAATGGAACACGCACATAAACTAATGCACGAACATTACAAGTTCAATGAACACAACACAATCGAACAAATAAAAAGATATGTAGACAGTACATATGAGAGACACTACGGCTACGGAAAGTATCAAGCAACGGATATGATAATAGATGCAGGATACGGAGAAGCCTTTTGTATAGGAAACATAATGAAGTATGCAATGAGGTATGGTAAGAAACCTGATCCTGTCACAGGAGAGTACAAGAATCAAGGAGACTTATTAAAGATTATTCATTATGCTATAATAGCAATACACTTATGGACAGAGGAGAGAACAAAAAGTGGAACAAACTAAACTACCTACAACCTATCAAGAGTTCATACATCTTAGCAGGTACGCAAGATGGAACGAAGATACAGGAAGACGAGAGACTTGGCAAGAGACAGTCGCAAGATACTTTGACTTTATGCAAGAGCATTTAAAGAAGAATAACGATACAGATATAGCAGACATGCGACCACAGTTAGAACAAGCTGTGCTTAACTTGGATATAATGCCAAGTATGCGAGCCTTAATGTCAGCAGGCACAGCTTTAGAACGAGACAACGTAGCAGGATTCAACTGTAGTTATGTTGCTGTTGATACTGTTCGTTCATTTGATGAAACACTTTACATACTTATGTGTGGCACAGGTGTTGGATTCAGCGTAGAACGACAGTACGTTAATAAACTTCCTGATCTACCTGAAGAACTACATCAGACAGATACTATCATCAAAGTAGCTGACTCAAAGATTGGATGGGCAAAAGCATACAAAGAACTGATGTCTTTGCTTTATGCAGGACACATTCCTCAGTGGGATCTTAGTAACATTCGACCTCAAGGCGCAAGACTTAAAACCTTTGGTGGTCGTGCCAGTGGTCCAGCACCTTTGGATGATCTCATGCATTTTACTATAAACATTTTTAAAGATGCACTCAGTAAGAACCAAAAGAAACTCGTATCAATTGATTGTCATGATTTGATGTGTAAGATCGCAGAAGTTGTTGTAGTGGGTGGTGTTAGACGTAGCGCTTTAATCTCACTCAGCAACCTCTCAGACGAGCGTATGCGCAATGCTAAGTCAGGTTCTTGGTGGGAACACAGCCAGCATCGAGCATTGTCCAATAACTCAGTAGCCTATACAGACTCAGCAGAGATGGGAGCATTCATGCGCGAATGGTTATCGCTGTATGATTCTAAAAGTGGTGAGCGTGGTATCTTTAATCGTCAAGCTGCTGAAGAACAAGCTGCTAAGAATGGAAGACGAGAAGAGTACAAAGACTTTGGTTGTAATCCTTGCAGTGAAATCATACTACGCAACAAACAGTTCTGTAACCTAACAGAAGTTGTTGTTAGGCCTGATGATACCTGGAAAACTCTCCAAGAAAAAGTAGAACTCGCTACTATTCTTGGTACGTTTCAAGCAACCTTAACTAACTTTAGATACTTGACAAAAGCTTGGAAAGACAACACAGAGGAAGAAGCACTCTTGGGTGTGTCTCTTACAGGCATCATGGATAATAAAAGATTGATCGAAGGAAATAATTTACCTAAAAGATTAGAAGTTTTGAAAAATGCAGCCGTTATAATGAACGAAGGTTGGGCAGCTAATTTAGGAATCAAACAATCTGTTGCTATTACTTGTGTTAAACCAAGCGGTACTGTGAGTCAGTTAGTGGACAGTGCATCAGGTATTCATACAAGACACAGCGAATACTATATAAGAACTGTTCGTGCTGATAAGAAAGATCCTATTGCACAGCTCATGGTTGATCAAGGAGTGTATCACGAAGACGATATTACTAAGCCTGAACATACCTTAGTGTTTTACTTTCCTATTAAGTCTCCTAGTAAATCTTTAACAAGAATAGATCTATCAGCCATAGAACATTTAGAAATCTGGAAGATGTATCAAGATCATTGGTGCGAACACAAACCATCAGCCACCATCTCTGTTAGAGAAGCTGAGTGGTTAAAGGTTGGTGCATGGGTATGGGATAACTTTGATAAGATCTCAGGAGTTTCTTTTCTGCCCTTTGCAGATCATTCCTACCAACAAGCACCTTACCAAGAGATCACAGAAGATGAATACAAAGAGTGGATGAATAAGACTGTTCACGAAATTAATTGGGATCTAATCACTGAATACGAAAAGGAAGACATGACTGAGAACACTAAAGAACTAGCCTGTAGTGCAGGTGCGTGTGAGATAGTATAACATGGAAGCGACATTATTAACTTTTAAAATTGTATTGGACTCTAAAGGAAACATAGTATCTGATCTTGGTGGATTACCCATCACTGATGTTGACAGAGTTTTTAGAAACGAAGACGATGC